ATGGACGGAGGTGACAACGATGCGGCTGATTGATGGTGACAAACTGCAAGAGTTTCCCATTCGGGCAAACCATTGTGACAAAGAACACGCCAACACGCATTTCATCAACGGTATTGAGTCGGTGATGGAGTATGCAGAGCAGCTCCCCACCGTAGACGCAGAGGTCGTGGTGCGGTGTAAGGACTGTATACATTGCGGTTTCTGCGGCGACGCTACCAACCTTCAAGTGATGGGATTTTACGGCTTTTGCAGCAGAGGTGAGAGAAAGGACGGAGGTGACGATCGTGTATAATTTGCGAAACGAACTAATGCACTATACGAATGACCTTCCAGACGGCGCGGATCTGAAAGCGGAGGCCGTTGCAGTCATCGAAAAAATCGCGCAGTACATGACAAAAGAAGCGCTGCTTCACCACAGCAGACCGCTTGCACTTGCGTATCTCGCATTGACAGAGGAGGTTGATTCTGTGCCGGTGGTGCGGTGCAAGGGCTGCAAGCACTATCGCAACTACCCAAACGGTTTGTGTTACCTACATACGGAGCCAAAGACAAATGCCCGCGGGTATTCCGGCGAGGCGGTGTGTGTAGAGCCGGACGATTTCTGCTCCTACGGCGAGAGAAAGGACGACAAGCATGAACATTAAGGACAGCGGAGAGCGCACGACGTTTAATACAGGGGCGCAGCGTGATATGCACGGCGGGAAAGGCCGCATGGATCTTCTCCCGTGGGCGGCGATCATCGAGGTAAGCAAGCACTGCGAGGCCGGCGCACTCAAGTATGGGACGCATAATGTCGATAAAGGCATCCCCACCAGCAGTCTGCTGGACAGTGCCATGCGACACGCGGCGAAGTATCTGGACGGGCACGAGGACGAGGATCACCTGCTGGCGGCGGCGTGGAATCTGCTGTGGGCGATTGAGATGCGCTGCAAGAAACCGGAGTGCGTGGATACGCCGTGGAGGGACAATGCAGAAGGGTGATATGATCCGGGCGCGGTTTATGACGCTGCCAGGCTTATTCCCCGGTAAGGGGTGCGAAGAAAAGAAATTCCCTATACGCAAAGGCACGGTGGTGTATGTGCATCCGAAGGGGCGGCACATCGTGGCGGAGTGCGGCGGGGTGCGGGAGACGTTCTTCCCGGAGGAGGTGGTAGGGTGAAAGAGCAGACGGTTGAATACTTGAGGCTATACTTTGAGTGCGGCTGGCGCATGAGCGCGATTGCGCGGCATTTTGGTGTAAGCACATCCACTGTATCTCGCTGTATATCCAGAGCAGAACGGCGCGAGTGCCCCTTTGCTAAAAACTGCCGATACTGTCCGCTGAAAGAATGTGCGATAAAAGAAGAGTATGCGCCGTATGTGAATGCAGAAATTAGGTGATGTTGCACAACGAAATGCAACAACAAAAAAAGATGTGATAACGTGGGGGGTGCAGGGGCAAACTCTGCATCTCCATTCTTTTTCTTTTCCCCCTTCTTTCCTGATGGGCGGGGCTTCGGCTCCGCCCGAAGGGAGCAATATGCCGCAGGCCGGGGCCTCCCCACATTTCGGGGAGCGGGAGGTCGCACCTCTCATGCGGTGCCAGATGAAAACGTTGGATCGTTTTCGCCCGAAAGGGAGTTTATGGGGGCGAAAGCCCCGTACGGAAATGTAGCTCAGTTGGCAGAGCATCTGACTGTTAATCAGAGGGGCGCAGGTTCAAGCCCTGCCGTTTCCGCCATATAGGACTCCTCGCACCTCCTGAAAAGTGTGCCCCAGAGGAGACGTTGATGATCTGCTGGTAGAGCGCCAGCAGCATAATCAAAATAAAGCTCAATGGATTTAGGTGAGGCGAAAGCCGGGTACAGACGTGCCAATGACAAAGGCCAGTGGTGGGAGGCTGGTGCGTCAGGCAAAGCGAGGTGGTGACAGTGGCTGCAAGGTTGACAGACCGGCAGAAAAAGAAAATACTGGCGGACTATGTGCAGACCAGCAACTATTGCGCCACAGCCAAACTCAATGGGGTTTCCGCAAACACTGTCAAAAAAATAGTGCAGACAAATGCGGATATTGCGGAAAAACTCATTAGGAAAAAAGAGGAGAACACCGCCGACGTTTTGACGTACATGGAGAGCCAGCGTGACATGGTGTGCCAGATTATAGGTAAGGGGCTGGCAGTGCTGAATGATCCGGCGAAGCTGGCAGAGGCAACGCCCAGCCAAATCACGACTGCTATTGGGACATTGATAGACAAGTGGACGCTGCTACAAGAAAAGACCGCTAATGATGACAGCGAGAGGGTTCGGGTGATAATTGATGTCTGACATCCGCCTGTCTGAAAAAATAGGCTCTGCGTTCTACGACGTGGCGCATGACGTGTTCCACCACGGTCACACGCACTACGATTTCAGCGGTGGGCGCGGCTCATTGAAGTCCTCCACGGTGTCTGTGCTCGTCCCTCTGCTGCTGATAAACAATCCGGGCACGCACGCTCTGGTGCTGCGTAAAGTGGCAAATACCATCCGTGACAGCGTGTACGCGCAGTATATCTGGGCAATCGGTGAGCTGGGCATGGCGGCGTATTGGGAAGCCAAAGTCTCCCCGATGGAGCTGATCTACAAGCCTACCGGGCAGAAGATCATGTTCCGGGGCGCTGACGACCCCATGAAGATCAAATCTATCAAGGTGCCGTTTGGCTACATTGCCGTGACGCACTTCGAAGAGAAAGACCAGTTTGCCGGTCGTGCCGAGATACGAACGATTTTGCAGTCCACAATGCGCGGTGGGTCGAAGTATTGGAACTTTGAAAGCTATAACCCGCCGATAAGCCGCGATAACTGGGCGAACAAGGACAGCCTGGAAGAACGTACAGACAGGCTGTGCCACAAGTCAACGTACTTGCAAGCTCCTCCAGAGTGGCTGGGTGAGCAGTTTTTGGCAGAGGCGGAACATCTCAAGGCCACGGACGAGAGAGCGTACCAGCATGAATATTTGGGCATTCCTGTGGGTACTGGCGGAAACGTGTTTGATCGGCTGGAGCTGCGGGAGATAACTGACGCGGAGGTTGCGAGTTTTGACAAGCTATACCAAGGTGTAGACTGGGGCTATTTCCCTGACCCATTTGCTTTTGCTCGGCTGTACTATGACCGGGCGAGAGAAACCATATATTTGCTTGATGAGATTTATGAAAACAAGCTTTCCAACGAGCAGAGCGCAAAGATGATATTGCAGCGTGGCTACAATGACACGCGCATTATTTGCGACAGCGCAGAGCCGAAAAGCGTTGCAGACTTCCGGGCTATGAAGCTACCAGCCTTTGAAGCAATTAAAGGCCCCGGCTCTGTGGAGTATGGAATGAAGTTTTTGCAGCGGCGCACTATCGTGATAGACAGAAAGCGCACCCCACACGCTTATGACGAGTTTGTGGGATATGAATACGAAAGAAACAAAGACGGCGACATAATCAGCGGCTACCCGGACGCAAACAATCATTTGATCGATGCGGTTAGGTATGCCCTTGAGCCTGTAAGCCGCAGAATGGGAGTTATCGCATGACGGTAATCGACAAACTGAAACAATTGGGATATACGACCATCCCGGAAAAGTTTTACACGCAGGTCGGCGTGTGGAAGTCGTGGTATCAGGGCAACGTAAAGGGATTTCACCGATACAAGCGGTACAACGGTCACGACTGGGTGAAGTGTGAGCGCGTGACGCTGGGCATGGGTAAAAAGGTCTGCGAGGACTGGGCAAATCTTCTGATGAACGAAAAAGTCCAGATCACCCTTGAGGGGCAGAAAGAGCAGGCGTTCATTGACCGCATCCTAACCGCCAACAACTTTACGGTCAAGGCCAACGAGATGCAGGAGATGAAGTCCGCGCTGGGCACGGTGGCCTATATCCCTCGTGTGGTAGGCCAAAGCGTCAGCGGTACTGGTGAACCTATCCCTGGTGACGCATCCGGCATTGTGCTGGACTACGTGACCATCGAGCACATATTCCCGCTGGCGTGGTGCAATGGGTTTATTACCGAGTGCGCGTTTGACAGTGTGGTAACAGTGCAGGGCAAAACGTATTTGTATCTGCAAATCCACCGAAAGGACGACCTGGGACAGTACATCATCGAGAACAGTATTTATCGATATGAGAACGAGAGTTTGTCCGATGTCAAGTTAAGCGAAGTGCCGGGTTTTGAGCGCATTCCCCCTGTGGTGTATACTGGCAACGACAAGCGGCAGTTTGTTATTGACAGGCCAAACATTGCCAACAACTTTGATTATCTGCTGCCGGTGGGTATTTCGGTATTTGCAAACGCTGTTGATGTGCTGCGCGGCGTGGATTGCGCCTACGATTGCTACGTCAACGAGTTCGAGAACGGCCCCATGCTGCTGGCGGTAAAAATGCCCGCTACACGCTGGGAGAATGACAAACCGACGCTTGATCCGCACGACAGGCGCTTCTATTTGCTGGAAGAGGACACGCAGCAGGGCGATGTGGTAACGCCTATTGCGCCGCAGCTTCGTACCGACAAGCTTAATGTCGGTCTACAAGATCAGTTGAATCTTCTTTCCAGCAAGTGCGGCTTCGGCGAAACCTATTACCGCTTTGACGGCGACAGCGTGGCGACGGCAACGCAAGTCATCAGCGAAAATTCCACCATGTTCCGCACCATCAAAAAGATGGAGATCGTGCTGGAACAAGCGCTGGTGGAGCTATGCCGCATCCTGCTCCGGATGGGCAACACAGCCATGAACGCTGGGCTGAATGAGGATGTAGAGATTTCCATCGACTTTGATGACAGCATCATTGAGGACAAGCAAACCGACTTTTCCCGCGATATGCAGCTTCTCAGCGCGGGCATTTTGAACGATTGGGAGTTCCGCATGAAGTGGATGAACGAGGACGAGGCGACCGCAAAGGCGGCGCTGCCGAAGATGCAGGACATGACAACCGAAGGACAACAGGAGGTAGAGTAATGGGCGGCAGAGGCGGAGCTGGTGGCGGCATTGGAGCCGGAGAATTTGGGCGTGGGCGCGGTATGAGCCTTGCGCGGTTTTTGTCACAGCAGGATATTAACCGAGCAAACGCTGCGTCTGTCATTGATATGGGCGATATTATCAGGCGCACATTTGAGCGCAACGCTGCTGAAATCAATGGGCTTGCGCTGTCGGACGCTGAAAAGAAAGACGCCGTAAAGCAGATGGCAACTCTCGCAACAACGGCGCTCAAAACGGCGGCAGGAGCAGTCAATCCTTATGCAAGTGGGCCTGCACGCCTGACAACGGCGCAGAAAACAGGAAGCGCCGCAGACAGAGCTGCAAGAGCGCGCGGTGAAATGGATAGCTACATGCGGAAATTGCGTGACCAGTCCAGTAAAAACCGCAAAGCAGCAGAAAACAAGGCGTTTTCCAATGCCTTTGTAACAGCGCAAAAGTCCGGCGCGTTAGAAGTTACGGTAAACGGAAAGAAATACCGCAGGGCTAACAAGCGTAGCGGTACATGGAGACCTGTTTAATGGGCGGACGCGGCGCAAGTAGCGGCATGAGCGAAAAGGGCAAGCCTTACGGGAGCGAGTTTAGGACGCTTCTAAAAGCTGGGAACGTAAAGTTTGTAAAGCAAAATGCGGCATTGAACGCAAAAGACCCATTGGAAACTATGACCAAAGGGCGCATTTACGCAACGATAAACGATGAGGGCAAAATAAATGCAATCAGCTATTACGGTGCAGATGGAAAGCGCATAAAAACAATCAATCTCTTACATAGCCATGAACAATTCAAGGGAGAGCACACGCACATCGGGTATTATCACGATGAGGGCGGCACAAGGGGCTTGACTGCGGATGAAAAGAAGCTGGTTGCATTCGTAAAAAAGGCTTGGTATAATAGGCATAGCAAGTAGTCGTATAGGGTGATTACACCGTGACTGCGGGAACTCCGGTTAGAATCCGGGCGCTTGCTATGCCGTAAGGTACAGAAATGTATCTTGCGGCATTTTTGTTTGCTGGGGGATTTATGATTAACTTTGAAAATCTTGACAAGTTCACATTCCTTGGCGTGGGCAAGTACGATATTCCGCAGATCGAGCCGGTCAAGGCATACCCACAAGGTGAGTTTGTCCCCGTGAATTACCATTACACAGCGAAAGACACGAAAAGCAAGATCGTGCATTTCTTCGTGGACGATTACCAATTCATTCGATATTGGAACACGCCGGACAAATACATTCCGAAACTGTCGCAGTTTGCGGCGGTGTGCGCGCCGGACTTTTCCACCTACACAGATATGCCGATGGCGATGCAGATATACAATCATTACCGCAAGCACTGGTTGGCGGCTTATTGGCAGCTCCACGGCATGACGGTTTATCCAACGATCTCATGGAGCGATGAGAATAGTTATGATTGGTGCTTTGACGGCGAGCCTGTCGGCGGTGTTGTGGCTGTCAGCTCAGTAGGGACACAGCAGAACAAGGAAAGCAAGCGGCTCTTTCTGCGAGGTTACGAAGAAATGATGAAACGTCTTTCGCCGGAATGGGCGATATTCTACGGAAAAGTGCCGGAGGAATGCGATTGGAATGTAATTCGCGTAAAACCGCACTATGATGAAATCGTGAAACGGAGGAAAGCAAATGAAATATCCGTTTCGGCCAGAAATCCTTGACGCGCTGCCGGAAGAACTAACAGAACTGTTCCGGGCGCTTGAAATAACGCTGCTGGAAGAAATCTGCTCCCGGTTGAAAACTGCGGATGAACTGAACGAGGTCACGGTTCAGGACATCAAGGCGCTGCGGTCACACGGCATCGACCTAAAAGAGATTGAGAAAGCGATCCGCAAAACTTCCGGCATCAGTGAAACGAAGTTGAATGAGCTGCTTGACGATGTTGTGGAGCGCAACCAGAAGTATTACACCGAATTGATTGACCTTGCGCACATCACGCAGCCGGAAACGCTGATAAGCGTAGAAGATACTTGGGCAATATACGAGCAGACGAAGCAAACACTGCGCAACATAACGCGCTCAATGGGCTTTTTAGTGGACGCTGGCCGCACAATGCTACCCCCTGCCAAGGCGTACCAATGGGCTTTAGATGCCGCCACGTTGAAAGTAGAAAGCGGGGCTATTTCTTATGGGCAAGCAATCAAAGACGCCGTTAGGGAGCTTGCAAGCGGTGGCCTGCGCGTGGTGGACTATGAGAGCGGACACCGAGATCAGATCGATGTAGCGGCAAGGCGGGCGGTTATGACGGGTATTTCCCAAATATGCGCAAAGTACACGGAGCAGTCGGCGGAATATCTTGAGACACCGTATTTTGAGGTTTCCGCACATTCCGGCGCGCGTGATGTGCCCGGACCGTCACCGTGGTCAAGCCATAAGGAGTGGCAAGGAAAGGTGTATTCCACCCGTAGCGGCGACATCTACCCGAACATCTACGAAGTGTGCGGTCTGGGTGCCGTTGATGGCCTGGAAGGAGCCAACTGCCGCCACCGCCGCAACGTTTGGGTTGAGGGCGTAAGCGAACGCACATATACAGATGGGCAGCTTGAGCATATTGATGATGATCTCGGCTGCAAGTTTGACGGGAAGAAATACACCGCATACGAGGCGACGCAGATGCAACGGCGTGTTGAGCGCCAGATTATCAAGCAGGACAGGCTTGTAACAGCGTATAAGGCAAGTGGGCAAAAGGACGAATATTACGCCGCAAATGCGAAACTTGTAAGACTGATCGCCAAATATAAGTCTTTTAGCGAAGCATCGGGGTTGCCGCTGCAATGGGAAAGGACAAAGGTGCTGCATTGAACTGGGAAGAAGCCAAAAAGGAAATCGATGCAATTTTGAAGCGCGGAAACGATGTGGAAATTCGCCGAAAGGGTGGCGGGTACATCGTTTTAGAGGTCAAGAAAACAATCAAATACAGCACTTCCGCGCAATAGGGCGCGGGAAAGGGCAATAGGAGCCAAGTGACTACATTTTGTAGTTGCTTGGCTCTTTTTTTGTAATACGCAGCGGGGAATGACGCTGTGGAAATAAAAGGAGAGTAAAAATGGCAGACGAAATTATGACTTTTGATGAAATACTGGCTGACCCCATCTATAAGGCGGAGTTTGACAGGCGAATCACAAAGGCACTTTCGACTGTTCAGAGCAAGCTGGACGCGGAAGTGGAGAAGAACAAGCAGTTCGCAGCGAACGGCAGCGCGGAAACGGAAGCGCTCAAAAAGGAAATCGAGGGCTACAAGTCCAAGATCGCCGATTATGACTACGCAGATGTGATCCGTAAGACGCTTGCTGAAAAGGGCGTGAAATTCAGCTCTAAGGCTGCGGAAAAGGCATATTTGGCAGACCTGAAAGCAAAGCGCCTTGAAATCAAGGATGGTGCGCTTGATGGGTTTGACGAATGGCACAAGGCGCAAGTTAGCGCCGATCCGTCCGCGTTCCAAGACGGCGTAAAAATCGACTGGTCTGCCGCTGTTGGAGGCGGCGAAAAGAAAACAGATACCAATGCCGCGATGAACAATCTGATTCGCGGCGCACTCAAGTAAAGAAAGGAAGATACAAAACATGGCAAACATCATTGACAGAAACGCACTTTCCGGCCTTATCCCGGAGCCTGTAACTCGCGAGATCATGCAGGGCGCTATCGCGGAATCCGCCGTCCTGCGCATGGGCCGCCGTCTGGCAAACATGTCCAGCAAGACCCAGACCATTAACGTGCTGGACGCGCTGCCCTCCGCGTATTTCGTGAACGGCGAAGCCACCGACGCTGGCGCTGGTGATGCGTTCAAGCAGACCACGAAGATGGCGTGGGACAAGAAGAAGCTGTACGCCGAGGAAATCGCCGTTATCGTCCCCATCCCCGAGGCGGCGCTGGACGATGCCGATTACGACATTTGGGGCGAAGTCCGTCCCCGCCTGACCGAAGCTTTCGGCAAGGTTATCGACGCGGCTATCCTGTTCGGCACCAACAAGCCCAGCACTTGGCGCAACGGCGTTGTGCCCTCTGCTATCGCTGCCGGTAACGGTGTGCCTATGGGTACCGACGTGTTCAGCGACATCATGGGCGAAGGCGGCCTGATCTCCAAGGTCGAACTGGACGGATTTAACCCGAACGGCGTTATGTCCGCCATTCAGATGCGCGGCAAGCTGCGCGGCCTGAAGGACACCACCGGCCAGCCTATCTTTAAGTCCGACATGCAGGGCGCTACCCGCTACGGTCTGGACGGCATGGATATGTACTTCCCCATGAACGGCGCTTTTGACCCCAATCAGGCGCAGATGATCGTGGGCGACTGGAGTCAGCTGGTGTACGCCATCCGCCAGGATATGACCTTCAAGATCTTCACCGAGGGCGTTATTCAGGATCCCAGCACCAAGGCCATCACCTATAACCTGATGCAGAACGATATGGTGGCGCTGCGTGCCGTCATGCGTCTGGGCTGGGAGATTGCCAACCCCATCAACGCATACAACGCCGACATCGCAAACCCCTTCCCCTTCTCTGTGTACGGAAAGGCGGGCACTGTGTCTACCGTGACCGTTGCTCCCGCTACTGCCACTATGGCAAAGGGCGACAGCAAGGCTTTTACCGCTACCGTAACCGGCGAGGGTATTGTCAGTGGTGATGTGGAGTGGAGTCAGGACGGCACTAAGTCCAGCATCACCGATAACGGCGTGCTGACCGTTGGCGCAGCGGAAACCAAGGCCAGCATCACTGTTACCGCTAAGTCCAAGCAGGACAACAGCAAGACTTCCACCGCTACCGTTACCGTTTCTGGTTAATTTGAAAGGAGCTGGCTCACATGACATACGCTGATTACGACTATTACTCCGGGACCTATTTGGGCACCGTGAGCGAGGAAGATTTTCCGCGTCTGGCTGTACGAGCCAGCTCCTTCCTCGATTACTACACGCAGAATCGGGCAAAAGATAACGCCGATATGGACGCTGTAAAAATGTGCTGCTGTGCACTTGTGGACAAGTATCAGCTGATCGAAGCCGCGCAGCAGCTTGCCGCAACCAAACTGACGAACGCGGCGACCGGCGATGACGTGAAAAGCGAAACGGTAGGCGGGTACTCCCGGACGCTGGCCAGTGGTGGCGAAGCTGCCGCGTCTGCGCTGAGTGCAACAGACGGTGCGAAGAAACTGCTGGCGGCGACCTGTAACGAGTATCTGGCACATACCGGTCTGCTGTATCGGGGAGGGGGGTGCTGTGGTTGTACGCGCCCCACACTATAACGGTCTACAACGCCGTGCAGGAGACTGACCCGGCGACTTTTGAGGAAATCACAAAGCTGTATGTGACCATTCTGCGCGGCGTTATGCTGCAAGCCAGCAAGGCGGTAAACGTGCGTGAAAGCGGACTTGAGAGCGCGGACGCGGTAAACCTGTACATTCCGTTTTCCGCGGAAGCGGTGGACGGAACGACAGGCAAGGCCAAAACTTACGCGCCCCCACAGGCGTTTCTTGCGGCGGCGGACAAGTTTGGGCTGTGGACGCTGTCGGTCAACGGAAACGGCGGCCTGACGTTCTTTGTAAAAGGCGAGTTTGTCACAGACAAAGAGGACGTGGCTATGGCACAGGACGGCTGCTACAACGTGACCAAAGTGGACGAGAAAGATTTTGGCAGCGTGGATATGCAGCATTGGGAAGTCGGAGGGGCATAAGATGTCGCTCAAGTTCTCTGTTGACGTGTCTGGCATGGACGAAGTAAAACGGCAGCTTGCAAGGGCCTGTGGCCGCGCTGAAAGCGTTTTAGCGCAACAGGTGATGAAAGACACCATCCCCTTTGTGCCTGCGCTTACAGGCTCTCTGACGCAGAGAACGCGGGTGGTAGGCAACGAGGTCATTTACCCCGGCCCATACGCCCGGTTCCTGTACTACGGTAAGGTGATGGTAGACCCGGCGACCGGCAGCACATACGCCCCAAAGGGCGGGCACAAGGTGGTCACAGACCGAAATCTTGTATTTAACACAACAATGCATCCGCAGGCACAGGCACATTGGTTTGATGCTTCCAAAGCGCAGAACATGGAAAAGTGGGTGCGGGTGGCAGATAAGGCGGTGAAGAGATTTGGAAAAGATTAAAAAGGCCGTGTCGGCGGCGGAAGAAGATCAGGTATCGCGCAAGCTGCTTGTGTGGCTGAACACATACCCGGAGCTGCCAGTCGACCTTATCCGCTTTGAGTTTCTTCCTGCCGACACTTCCTCTATGGCGATGTCGACCATTCAGGCGGCTTACATCGTGCGGAAGTATATCACCGGCGGTTATGTGGCGGAGTATCAGTTCAAGATAATCTACCGAGTTAAGCCGGGGAACAGCAACGACAAACGGCTCAAGGCTGACGAACTGTTGAACGCTATCGGGGATTGGGCAAATGGTCAAAAGCCCGACATTGGCGATGACAAGCGCGTTATCAGCATGGAGCCAACCACACGATCTTCCCTGTTTGCCATGTATGAAAACGGGGATGAAGATCACCAAATCCTTATGAAACTGAATTACGAGGTGAATGTATAATGGCAGATTTGGAATTCAACACCACGGCGGGCCAGACCATTGACCGCGAACTGCTCATTGCGTACCTGAATACCGGCACCGCATCCGCGCCTGTGTGGAGCGCCATCGGTAAGCGCGTTGAGGACAGCAGCGAGGAAATGGACTGGAGCACCGACACCAAGCAGGACATTCTGGGCCACACCTTTACGACCATGAAAAAGCCCACCATCACGCAGACATTTGATCCCATCCCATTGGATGCGGGCGACGCTGCGGCGGTGAAGATGTGGAACCTGGCAGTAAAAGACCAGGATGCCCAGGCGCTGGCAAATCAGGACATGATGATCGGCCACTTCTACGCCACCAGCGGCGAGGCGATGTTCGCGGAGCGCTACGACGCTTGCGCTATTGCCATCACCGGCATCGGCGGCGAGGGCGGCGGCACCCTGAATATCACCAGCGAGATTACCTACGGCGGCACCCGCACTGTGGGCACTGTGAAGAAGGGCAGCAGCGGCGCTATTGAGTTTACTGCTGCGGCCTAAATAAAGGGGCGGGCAACCGCCCCTGTTTTGGAGGGAACACATGAAGGAACTGACAATCACCACCGGCGTACAGGAATACCACCTGAATGACAAATGCACGGTGGTTTTTAATCCAAGCGACCCGGCGTTTGCTGACAAGCTTTACACAGCGTTTGACGCGCTGAAAAAGAAGCAGGATGCGCGGGACAATAACGTAGAAAAAATGAGCGCCCGCGAAATGTTTGACTGGCTCCGAAATATGGACGCCGAAATGCGCGAGACTATTGACGGAGTGTTTGAGCAGCCGGTGTGTGAGCCGCTGTTTGGCAACGTGAGCGTGTATGCCATCGCGGACGGTGCGCCGCTGTGGATGAACCTGATGGTTGCCATCATGGACGAGCTGGACGAGGGGATTAAGCGGGAAAAGGCTTTTCACAGTGAGAAGCTTGCAAAGTATACAGCCAAGTACCACAGATGATGTACGACCTTCCGACGAGCCTTGAGGTGTGTGGAACGGAGTACGCAATAGAAACGGATTTCCGCGTGATACTGGACATATTCTCAGTGCTGTCTGCTGTGGAACTAACAAACGAAGAAAAGTGCTTTGGTGTGTTGGGAATGTTTTACCCCGGTTTTTTTACGATGCCTGGGGAGCACATGGAAGAAGCGATAAAACAGTGCTTTTGGTTTATCAACGGAGGGAATGAGGAAGCGCAAAAAAAATCAACCAAGTTGATGGATTGGGAACAGGACTTCCGCCTGCTTGTCGCTCCAATCAACCGCATAGCGGGGCAAGAGGTGCGGGCGCTGCCGTATCTGCATTGGTGGACGTTTCTTTCGTACTACGGAGAAATCGGGGATTGCTACTTTGCGCAGATCGTGAGGATCCGAGACTTAAAAGCAAAGGGCAAACTGAAAGACAAAGCCGACAAGGAGTTTTACCGCAGAAACCGCGACGCTATCGACATCAAGCGGCGGTACTCGGAAACTGAGGAAGAAATCATTAAGGGCTGGACGTAAAAAAAGCCGCCCCGGAGGGCGGCTGCGCGGCGGTCAATGGTTTGCAATAAATGTAATGTCGTTGCCAGACCAAAAGTCCGGGGTAAAACGGATTTCAAGCGTTTTCCAATCAGCGGGGACTTCGTAGCCTATTACGCCAGAAATCTTTTTCCCGGCTGCAACGGTGCCGTCCATTTGGCCTTTGTCTGCGGCTAATGTGCCGGTCATGCTCATGTTTGTGGAGTAGTCATCGACATACGCTTCGAAGGACATTATAGAGCTTATGGAAATATCTTTGCTGGATTTGTTTTCAATAGCAAATTCGCAAAATAGAAACACGTTGCCGCTGTCTGGTGTGTAAAAACCTTCTCCGCTTGATTGGGTGCAAGACATAAATGTGACTTCAATGTCTTTAAGGGAGACAACGTCACCAACTGCGAATTCCGTTTTCTGCGGAGCAGTTGATCCGTTTCCGCCTTTTGCGTCTGTATCCCCCACCTTTTCTGGGGAATTCCCACCAAGCGCAGTGCCAATAATGCCGATAGCAATAAACACAGCTATAACGATCAGCACAACCGGTTTTTTCTGTTTGGCTCCACAAGCGGGACAGACTTTCGCGGATTTTGCAATATCTGCGCCACAGGTCTTGCACTTAGTCATTTTATCCATTTTCTTCCACCCTCCAAGAAATTTTTTGTGGTTTGTTTATAATACCACACAAATACCATAAAAGCAAGTAGGTGATTGTATGGCAAACGCGGACGGCTCCGTTATCATCAAGGCCGACATTGACGATAAGCAGGCGCAGAAAGAACTCAATGCGCTGGAAAAGAAAATAGAAGCGCTGCAGGAAAAGCTCACCAACAAGAAATCCGCGCGAGATACTTTGTTTAACCAAGCCAACAACCTGGGCGCACAGCTTGACCAAGCAAAGGCCAAGCTGGCGCATATGAAGGGCGGCGGCGAGTTCTTTACCAGCGACGCTATCAAACAGCAGGAAACCGCTGTAGCGTCTATGGAAAAAGAATGGAACGCCATGAATGACAAACTGGACAAGCAAAACGCCGCTATCCGCGAGGGCGAAGCGGAGCTTGACCGAATGAAAGCAAAGGCCGGTGAGTTAAGTAAGCAGCTTGGCAATACCGGCAAGAACGCAGGAAAGATACAAGCAGGGTTAGACAAAGCATCCCAGGGCATGGAGGCGTTTACAAAGCGCGTAAAAATGTTGGCAAAGCGGGCGCTGGTGTTTACCATCATTGCCCGTGCGTTGGCGGCACTCCGGGATTGGCTGGCGGACGTGGTGGCCGTAAACGGTGAGGCGCGTGACGCTATCGCGCAGCTAAAGGGCGCACTGCTGACGCTGGCACAGCCGCTTGTGCAGATTATCATCCCGGCGTTTACTGCGCTGGTTAAGGTACTGGCTACGGTGGTTTCGTTTATCGCGAATATTGTATCCGCACTATTTGGAACAACGGCAAAAGAAAGCGCCAATGCGGCAAAATTTCTGAATGACCAGAAAAACGCATATAAAGGCGTGGGCGGCGCTGCAAAGTCTGCCAGTAAGCAGCTTGCGTCGTTTGATGAGATCAACAAGTTAAGCGGTGAAAGCGGCGGCGGGTCCGGTATTATTCTACCGGAGTTCAGCACGGCGGCAAATTTCGCATTTCTTGATAAAATCGCGGACAAGCTCAAGAAGATCGGGCAGGACATTGTAAACCTGTTTAAGGATGTCACCGGGTTTATCGGCAACGTATTCTCCGGTGATTGGGGCGCGGCGCTGGACAACATCATCAACTTTGTAAACCACGCCCGTATTTTGCTGGCCGATTTGCTGGATTTTGTGGGTTATATCTTTGGAGCAATCATAGACACCATCATAGAAAAGTGCGGCCTTGCCGGTACTCCGGTAGGAGATATGTTGACAGGGATCAAGGACATTGTGCAGGGAGCGTTGGGCCTTATTTCCGGCATCCTTACGCTTGACTTGGAGAAAATGAAGCAGTCGGTTATCCAAATGCTTACCGGCGTAAAGACATTTGTGCTTGGCATTTTTGACTGGTTCAAACTGGGGCTGACAAGTTTGCTTGACTGGCTTGACGAAAGCACAAACGGTAGGTTCCATGAATTGATAGAGCTGGCGAAAACTTACGTCAATGACGTAGTCGAGGGCATGAAACAGATTTTCAGTGGCCTTATTGAGTTTCTGACCGGCGTGTTTACGCTGGACTGGAAAAAAGCGTGGGAAGGTATCAAAGAAATCTTCCGGGGCATCTGGAATACTATCGTCGGCGTTTTGGAGGCGGCTGTAAACCTCATCATCAAGGGTATCAACTGGCTTATTGACCAGTTGAACAAGATACACTTTGAAATACCGGATTGGGTGCCGGGTATCGGCGGTAAATCTTTCGGCATCAATATTTCCCATGTAAACGAGCTTAAAATCCCCCGTTTGGCACAGGGCGCGGTCATTCCTCCGAACCGGGAGTTTATGGCAGTGCTTGGCGATCAGAAATCCGGGACGAACATTGAAACGCCCCTTGCTACGATGGTGCAGGCGTTCAAGCAAGCGCTTGCGGAAAGCGGGTATGGAGGAAACAACGAGGCCGTGTTGGTGCTGGACAAGGACGTGCTTGGCAAGGTCGTGTACCGGCTGAACAAGGCGGAGGGTACGCGTATCGGCGTAAATTTGTCGGAGGTGCAGGGATGAACTACATCAAACTGAACGGCATTTCCTTTGACGCTGACGTTGCCATCTCCAAGTACAACCGAAACTTTAACGTGCTGGACGGCGAAAACGCAGGGCGCGTAATGACGGGCCGCATGGTGCGTGACATCATCGGGACATACCTTGGTCACAAACTGACGGTTTTTCGGCGCGGCGACAACTACAAGGGACTGGACGATTTCTGGAACTACCTGTACAAACACAGCGTGGATGACTCCGTTATGCTGGAAGCGGCAGACGGCCAGACCACCATTGCTTATGAAGCGTATTACACCAGCGCGTCGCAGGACTTGGAGAAGGGCGATGGGGGCGTGAACTATTGGGGCGAGATCGAGGTGAACTTCGTCCCGATGGACGCGCAACTCCGCCCCTGAGAGGTGGACTATGTCGAAAACGACTATTCTGTACAAGGACATAGCCCCCGGCGCAGCGGATGACGCGACTGTGGTCGCCACCGGCGGCACAGGAGACCTCACCAAAATTCCGCACGGCGCAGCGCCAGGGAAGATTATCACGCTGGAACGGAGCCGCTGGGTGCTGGACGGCACCTTTGATGGCGTGTACGCGGAGGACAAGGTAGGCTTTTGGTCTACGGAGGTTTCCGGGGACAGCGGAGAGTTTACCAACCCGCCAAAAATCACCATGACGTTTACACAGCAGTATTCCAGCATGGGCATCCAGCTTACCTTTGACGAGGACACAGGAGAGTATTGCAGCGAGGTAGAAATCTCGTGGTATCAGGGTGCGGTGCTGCGGCGGGCGCAGTCGTTCCAGCCTAACAACGTGGTGTACTTCTGCGATTGCAGGGTAGAGAGCTTTGACAAGGTGGAGGTCACGCTGAAAAAGACCGTAGTCCCCCATCGGCGGGCGCGTGTTAATGAGATCGTGCTGGGCGTGGTGCGTAAATTCGGGATGAACGAAATACGCAACGCATCCATCGTAAACCAGGCGAACGAAGCCGCCGTAGAGCTGCCGGTGTCCACGCTAAACTGGACGCTTGACAGCCTGAAAGATGTGGATTACCTGTTCCAGCTGAAACAGCCGGTGGAGGTGTGGAACGACAACCGGCATCTGGGGACATACTACATTAACAACTCGTCACGCACGTCCGCAAACGTGTATGTGATAGAGTGCCAGGACGCGCTTGGAGTGCTTGAATACACGCCGTTCAGCGGAGGTGCATACCTTGATGGAGTGAGTGCAAAAACGCTCTTAGAAACGCTTGCAAAGCCCTTTGAGGTGGAGTATGAGAGCGATGTGGAGGACACAACACTAACAGGCGTTATTGTTAAGGGCACCAACCGCAGCGCCATTCAGCAAATCATATTTGCATGGGGCGTCTGTCTGGCAACAGACGGCGGGAACAAGCTTCGGGTATTCAACCAGCCCACAAAGCCTATTCTTATTCCACGCGGGCGGACGTTCGTCGGATCTTCCGTTGCAACCGGCGCGGTGGTCACAAAGGTAAACGTGACGGCGCATAGCTATGTAGAAGCCAGCAACGGCAACGTGACCATCAATGGGGTCAAGTACAAAGACACCCGGACGGTGTACAGTGCCATCAACCCCAACGTGACCGCATCCGACCGGGAGAACGTAAAGGAAGTCACGGCGGCAACTCTTGTATCTGATGAGATTGGACAGGCGGTGGCGGACCGGCTGTACAAGTATTATTCGCTGCGTGACACGAACACGGCGACCGTGGTATACGGTGGCGAGAAGCTGGGCGACTGCGTAAGCATTTACACGCCGTGGGGGTTGCTGACCACAGGCAATCTTCACAAGATGGAGATAAAACTGTCCAACACGGTTGTGTACAACGCGGAAGTCACAGGCGCGTGGATCATCAGCCCGTACTTCTATTACAGCAACGACCTGTTCTCCGGGGAGGTGTAACCGATGGCGGAATATACAGCACAGGTGCCGAAGATAGCGGCGGCTGTACTGCTGCCGAACCCGGCGACCATCAACGGCAAGGTAAAGCTACAGGTAACGGTAATAGAGGAAACCGTCATTGTGTACCCCAGTTACTACTACAGCGGCGATCTATATGCGGGCGAAAGCCCCCGTACGCCGTACCCGCGTGTACCACAACCATATCATTTCTTTTGCGGCGATATTTACGCCGGGGAGGTATAAATGGCAATCAAGACAGTAAAAGCGACGATCAACGGCCAGACATACGACCTGACGCTGAACTCCGCAAGCGGCAAATGGGAAGCGACCATTACCGCGCCGGGGAAAACATCGTACAATCTGGCGGGCGGCTACTACAACGTATCCGTCGAAGCAACAAACGAAGCGGGCACAAAGGGCAGCGCGGACGCATCTACCGTAGACGGCCTGAAGCTGGTGGTAAAGGAGACTGTGGCACCTGTTATCACCATCGTGTCCCCCACGGCTGGCGCGTATGTGGCAAACAGCAAACAACCGGTGGTATTCAACATCACGGATGAAACCGGCGGTTCCGGCGTGGACATCAGCACCTTAGTAGTCAAGCAGGACGGCACGGCTGTAGCGGCGGCGAACATCACGCACACGGCTATTACCAATGGCTACAGCGTGACCTACACGCCGTCTGCGGCACTGAGCGACGGCAGCCACACCGTGACCATCAACTGCAAAGACCACGACGGCAACGCGGCTACAGAGAAGTCCACGACCTACACTGTGGATACTGTTCCTCCGACGCTGAACGTAACATCTCCTGCGGACGGCCTTATTACGGCGGCTTCTTCTGTCACTGTGGCCGGTACTACCAACGATGCAACGTCCTCTCCTGTGGTCATTACCATCTCCCTGAACGGAACGGATCAGGGGACAATCCCTGTGGGCACCGGCGGCACCTTCTCCAAGGTGGTTACGCTGAAAGAGGGCAGCAACACCATCATTGTCAAGGCAAAAGACGCGGCAGGGAAGGAAAGCTCCGTCACCCGGACAGTCACGCTGGACACGTCTGTGCCGAAGATCAAAGCGGCGACCATTACGCCTAACCCGGTCGATACCGGTAAGACGATGGTCATTAGTGTTACCATTGAGTGAGAGGTGATAGCTTGAGCAGAGATATTCGCGTATCGCTCCCCGCCGCCATCGTCTACGTGTCCGGCTCTGTCAACGGCAAGGATTACGTGTGGACGCTGGACGGCGAAGCGTGGAAAGCCACGGTAGACCGTGCTTCGGATGAAAAGTACGCCGTATCTTTGACGGCTATCAACGCGGCGGGCACAAGCGCCAGTTACCAGTTTACCCTTAACTACGGTATGCTGTCCCTTATTACGGACAGAACGCAAGCGGACGTGGATGGCGTAATAGCCGCGCTCAGTCGGATAGAGGCTGGGCGCGGCACCCCGGCGGACGTGCTTCTCCTGAGCGACAACAAGGGTTCGTACAACTACACCGACCTGAACCGCGTGGCGGGCGCCGTGCTGTATGTGGCGGAGGAATTGGAAGCGAATGGTTACAGCGTGACGGTGACGGCAAAGCAAGGGTGGACGGAAACGGACATTCCCACGCAATCGGACATTGACCAGTACCTCGCGGACATTGCAGAAATACGCAGTGCCCTGCCTGTGCCAGCCGATACTCCAAAGGTGCCGACAATGCCGCTGGACTATCGAAAGGCCAACGACATTGAAAGTATCCTCATACTGGTAGACAAGCTTGTGCAGAACATAGCCAAGTCGTGGTTTTACTCGGGAGACTTGTACTCCAACGAAATCAAATAATAAACGTTACTCCCGGCCAATCGGGGCACGGGAAAGGGCAATAGGAGCCGACTATGGGAACGTAGTCGGCTCCATCTTTTTTGGAAAGGAGCAGATATGCAGGACAGAATTTCCCTTTATCCTGGCCGCGTCAAGCTCACGCCTGTTTCCGGGCAGGACAACGTGTACGACATGACCCGGCAGGACAACCCCACCACGGAGGGCACACCGCTGAACAAGTCCACGCTGCTGACGGACGAGGTGGCGGAAACGCTTGGGCTTGACCCGGCAACGGCTACACCCTCTCAGGCCATCAACGCCGTGGCGGGCAAGGCAACGGACAAGAAACTATCGCTGACGCTGGCGGCGGCAAGCTGGACAGGGAGCGCAAGCCCCTACACCCAGGGCGTGACCATCACAGGCGGAACGGCCACCAGTCAGGCGGACATTCAGGCAGACGCAACGGCGATACAGCAGATGCTGGACGACGGCACCAACGCTATCTACATCGCCAACAACAACGGGACATTCACCGCCTACGCTGTGGGCGAAAAGCCCACCGCTGACCTGAGCGTTCAGGTGACGGTGTACGAAGTAAAGGAGGTAAGCTAACGATGGTAATTATCGGTAGGTCGCAAATAGCGGGGGGGGGTGGTGTAGCACCGGATATTGATTTCGAGTATTCCGGGCAGTACATCCGCCGCGCAGAGGACAACGTTGTGGAGTTTTTGTCTACCGGCGTGCTGACCATCAAGAAAGATGTGTACACGGACCTGTTTCTTGTGGGCGGCGGCGGTGGAGGTGTAATGAGCTCCAACATCAATAATGGCGGCGGAGGCGGCGGCTACACAAAGACGGTTTTGAACGTGCTTCTGAATAAAGGCACGTACAACATCGAGATCGGTGCGGGTGGTGCTGGCGGAACTGGCGACAGTACCGCTGACGGCGGCGCTACGTCCATTACGGGCAACAACGGGCTTTTCGCTGCCGCTGATGGCGGCAAGCACGCACCAACTAATACCGGGTCAGGCGGCAACGGCGGCTCTGGCGGTGGCGGCGGCAGCTGGGCGAGTAGTGCCCAAAGGATACCTGGCGGTGCCGGTGGTTCAGATGGTGCCTCCGGTGGCAGCGGGCGCAACTCTGGCGGAACCGGACAGGGCACGACTACTCGTGAATTTGGTGAAGCAACCGGCAAACTCTATTCCGGCGGCGGTGGAGGGGGATATGTATACAACGGCGGATACGATGCAGCTGGTGGAGCCGGTGGCGCAGGCGGCGGCGGCAATGGCGCAAAGCTGCATGGCTCTGGCGGAGATGGAACACCTAACACCGGAGGCGGCGGAGGCGGCGGTTTTGATTACGTCGGCTATAGCAGCTCCAGTCGTCCGGGCGGAAGCGGCGGCTCGGGCATTATCTGTATGCGCGTACACAAAGAATAAACACGGCCTCCGTTTCGGAGGTCGGGAACGGAGGTTTATATGGCAATTACAGGCAGAGCGGTGACAGCAGGGGGAGGCGGAATTGCCAATCGGCTGGACTTCATCTACACGGGCGGTACGTTCAATGAGCGTACCGCAGACGGTGTAGTGGAGTTTTTGGAAACCGGCATCCTGACGATGAAGAAGGACACGTATGTGGATGTGTTTATGGTTGGCGGTGGTGCCGGTGGTGTGACTGTTGGATTATCCAACAGCGGCGGAGCCGGTGGAAGCGGTGGATGCACAAGAACTATCGTAAATGCTTTGCTGCGAAAAGGGGTGGAATACCAAGTTGTTATTGGTGCCGGGGGCACCGGAGGCGGCAACTCCGGCGGTGAGACTTCGGCTTTTGGCTATACGGTTTCAGGTGGAACTGTTGCCGCCGGGGGTTCTGGAGGCGGAAAAGGAGGCGTCGCCGCAACCGGGCAGGTGAACGCCGGAGATGGCGGGTCAAACGGATCGGATGGTGGGAGTGTCGGATCTCCGACAACCGGAAGCCCCGGAAAAGGACAAGGCGCTACCACGCGAGAATTTGGCGAAGCAACCGGTAAGCTGTATGCCGGCGGCGGTGGCGGCGGCGCGGGAAAATACGGAGACATTGGAACTTCGGGAGCTGGTGGTGAAGGGGGCGGCGCAAAAGGTAATTCTACAACTGACGCTACGGCCAATACCGGCGGCGGAGGAGGTGGCGGGAAAGGATATTATGATAGTTCCAGTCCCGGCGGGAAAGGAACTGCGGGGGGCTCAGGTATCGTGTGTATCCGTCTGCACCAAGACGACCCCACTGAGAACGTGCTGAGTGGAACGTGGAAGTTCAATGATACTCTTACCATGCCAAGCGCTCTGTTTACAGAGAACTTTGATTATGACGGGACACTTGCCTATGCTGGCTCCAGTCTTTATGGCGTGATGGGTGTGCAAGAACTTTCTTCCAATAAAGATCTGTGCTTTGGGCATAACCCCGGCGACTTGTCGGCAAATTATGTACAAGTGTATAGGTTTACCAACAACACATGGCTACAAGCAACAGCAAAAACCATAAAATTCTGGAACCGCTATCAGGTAGTTTCCCCGGAGTTCTACGCATGGTTCACCGCAAACGCCACCAAGATTTCGGATTAAGGAGCGTGATTAAGTGAGATACGCATTGGTTGAAAACGGTGTTGTTACAAACATCATCGAAATGGACAAGCGGAACGAGCAGTTCTTCCCCTCCGCCGTGTACACCGGTGACAGGCCGGTGGGCATGGGCGACACGTACACGGAGGGCAAGTTCTACCGTGACGGCAAAGAGGTGCTGACGGCACTGGAGGAAGCCAACAACGAGATAGATAGCCTGACGCAGCAGCTGGGCGAGGCTGTGGAAACCATCTATCAGGCGGATATGGAGGTTATCGGATGAGTATGATTATCGGTAAAGCGTTAATTGCGGGGGGGGGGGTACTGTTGACCGGTTAGATTTTACCTATACGGGGCAGTACAACGAGCGCCTTGAGGACGGCGTTGTGGAATTTCTGACAAGCGGTGTGCTTACGTTCAAGAAGGAAACGGCTATTGATGCATTCCTTGTTGGAGGCGGGTCTGGCGGCTGCACCGGCTGGTATCGCAACTCCACCAATTATGGAGGCGGCGGTGGAGGCGGTGGCGGAAAAACGGTGACGCTGCTGAATATCACACCGCGAGCGAATACTGAATATCAAATCGTTGTGGGAGCCGGTGGCTCATCCGGGAAGAAGAACACCACCGAATCCAACATAACAGCGCCTACAAATGGTGGTGATACCACCGCGTTTGGTTCAACTGCCGAGGGCGGCAGAGTACCTACTGTAATGACTTCTGGCGGAACTGTGTATTCCGCGGGTTACGGAGTGCTGATTTGCGGCGGCAGCGGTGGTTCTGGCGGCGGACAGAGTGTGGGGCGCGGCGTAACGTCGGCCTACAATATTGCAGGTGCAGGAGGAAGCGATGGAAGTGATGGCGGTGCAGCAAACCCTCAGCCCAGCGCGACTGCCTATCCTATAGGCACCGGCCAAGGAACTACTACGCGCGAGTTTGGAGAGACAACCGGCAAACTCTATGCGGGCGGAGGAGGCGCAGGAAACATTCTTGGTACGCCTACAGCTGGTGGTGACGGCGGCGGCGGTAATGGCGGAGGTGATGCCGCGAACATGAATGCAGCTGCTAACACTGGCGGTGGAGGCGGTGGCCAAAATGAATCCGGCGGAACCACCGCTGGCGCGGGCGGCAGTGGCATCGTGTGCATCCGGCTGCATAAGGAAGCGTAACAACAAATTGAAAGGAGAATGACTATGTACAACATTATGACGAAGCTCATCAACAAGCGGTTTTACAAGACCCGTGAGGAGGCACAGCAGAAGTGCGACGTGTTTTACGCCGTGGGTCGCATCACGGACGAGCAGTACACGGAGCTGTGTGCGCTGATCGAGAGCGTGTACGCAGAATAAGAGGCGGGGAGATTACTCCCCCCGCTGGATGTAGGCTTCCTCGGCACGGACCTGCGCCTGTTTAAGTGCGGCAACGGCCTTTTCAAGCTGGGCAATGGCGTCGGTGACGGCGTTGAACAGGGTGAAATACTCGGGCATGGAAACACCTCCTTTCTGCAAGCAGGATAGCACAGGAGGCGTGTCAGAAACGGTCGAAGGGTGTCGAGGGTGCAAAAATAATTTGAGAGGAGAACGCGGCGAATGGAACCGTGGGTACAGGGAGTGCTTTTGCCCATCGTGTTGGCTATGCTGGCAAGTAACGGGCTGTGGGCGCTGATAGGGAAGCGGCGGGAAAAGAACAATGTGGAACGGAAGATGCTGGTGGGTCTGGCGCATGACCGCATCATCCATCTGGGCATGGTGTACGTGACGAGAGGGTACATCACGCAGGACGAGTACGAAAACCTCAATGACTATCTGTACCAGCCGTATGAAAAGATGGGCGGCAACGGCAGCGCAAAACGGGTCATGGAGGAAGTAAGGAAGCTGCCCATCAAGCGAGAGGCGTAAAGCCGGAAAGGAAGTAACTATGGACATCAACACTATCGGAGTGGCGACTGTTGCCGCTATCATCGTGATCTGCTATCTGATCGGCATGATCGTGAAGGCCACGGCGCTGGACAACAAGTGGATCCCCATTATTTGCGGTGTGTGCGGCGGCATCATCGGTGCGCTGGCGCTGGCGTTCCACATGCCGGATTTCCCCGCCGAGGACTATTTTACGGCGGTCGCCGTGGGCATTATGTCCGGCCTGACCGCAACGGGCGTCAATCAGGTGTTTAAGCAGATGAAGTCTACCAACGACGAGGAGGCTATGTAAATGGCCGCGCCGAAGGTATACCTATCCCCGGCTATGCACAGGGCAAACCCCTGCGTGTATCCCCGCCCGGACGGGAAACAGTGTTATGAGGCACTGGAAAACAACGAGTACATCGACATTCTGGAGCCGATCCTGAACCGCTGCGGCATTGCCACCAAGCGCGGGTACCGGCGCACCCCCATGAACAGCGACAACGGTGACACCATCATGAAGCAGAACGTGGCAGAGAGCAACGCATGGGGCGCGGATGTGCATTACGTCAGCCACACCAACGCCAGCGCCAACGGAACGGCGCAGGGGTGCCATCCCATGTACTACACCTATTCCGCCAACGGCAAAAAGCTGGGCGAGATCATGGTAAAGTACCGGAAGGAGATCTACCCGCGCACGGTAAAGCTCGTCCCCCGCGCCGATCTGTACGAGCTGAAAAAGACCAACGCTGTGGCGTTCTACGAGGAGCACGCCTTCCATGACAATCTGGAGGACATCACCTGGTTCCACACGCACATGAAGGAGATCGCCGAGAGCGCGGCCAAGGGGCTGTGTGAGTGGTTCGGTATTCCGTATGTGGAGGAGACGAAGCCTGCGGAGCCGGAGACACCGGAACAGCCGACCGTGACCGAAACGTACACCGTGAAGGTGACGCGGAGCGCGGACGGGAAAAGCGGCACGTGGGAGATCGTGAAGTGAAATAAATCTGCTGGGCGGGAAAGAGCTACGACAAGCCGCCTCTTTCCCCGGCGTAAAGTCCCGCAAGCTCACGGCTAAAACCGTGTTATGGACAGCTACCACAAGCAGATACGGCGCAGATTGCAGAGCATGGCACCAAAGCGGGCTATTGCGTATGTGATGAGTGCCCAGCTACCGCCTGACGAAGCGATGTGCGTTATTGAATGTGACGTGAAACGAAAAAGCTATTGTGAAACGGCGTTACTGCTGAACGTGTCACCGGAAACGGTGAAGCGGTGCCGCAGGAGAGCGTATCAGAAATTTGCAGACGAAGAAAGAAGCCACACCTGAAAAGGTGCGGCTTCTTTGTTTGCGCCCGGTAGGGGGTGAACCGGGCATATAAAAAGGGAAAGATGCCCGCCGGGAGTATTCCGGGGTGGCTGATTTTATTATACATCGTTTCTGCGGTATTGTACAAGTAAATATTCCGCAAATTAACGGCCTTTTTCTGACCTTTAACTGCCCCTTTGCGGGGGCAGTTTTTTGTTACGCTTATTGCAAGAAACGGAGGTGCTTGCATGGTCGAAAAGTTGATGTCGTTGGGATTTACACAGCAGATGGCGGAGGACATCATTTGGGCGTATCAGGATGACCTCCCGGGGCTAAAAGCCTATGTACGGGTGATAGAAATAGTGGCGGCGCATGTATAGCTACTTCAACGAAAACCCACACGGGAAAAATGTGGGAGACTGCACCGTTCGGGCTATTTCAAAAGCCACCGGGAAAGAGTGGGGCGAAACGTACCTTGCTATGGCAATAGAGGGGTATCTGGAAGGTGATATGCCATCCGCAAACGCTGTGTGGGGTGCGTATCTTCGGCGGATAGGCTACAGGCGGTACATGGTGCCGGATACTTGCCCGGATTGCTACACAGTCGGTAGGTTCGCCGATGAACACCCGGAGGGGACGTTTATCCTTGCGCTATCCGGTCACGTCGTGTGTGTGCAGGACGGCGTGATCTATGACAGCTGGAACAGCGAAAATGAAATTGTTTTGTATTACTGGCAAAAAGAAAGTGAGGCGTAACTATGGCATTTAACCCGTATTTCAACCCTTATTACCCGCAGCCAATGCAGGACAACCTTGCCCAGCTTCGGCAGCAGCAGATGCAGACTATGCCGCCGCAGATACCGCAAATTCCACCCATGCAGAACCCGGTGGCGCAGGGCGGCGTACAGTGGGTAGCTGGTAGGCCGGAGGCTGAGAATTGGCTGATTGCGCCTAACTCTGCTATTGCGCTGTGGGACAGCACGGCTCCTGTGGTGTACCTAAAACAGGCCGATGCAAGCGGCAAGCCGACCCTCAAGACGTATGACCTTGTAGAACGCCTTGCAAGTGCTCCTGACGCGCAGAAAGCTCCCGCCCCGGAATATGTGACCCGTAAGGAGTTCGATGCGCTGGCGGCGCTTGTGGGCGAAATAAAGGGCAAGAAAAAGCGCAAGGTGGAGGAGGAAGAGGACGATGAGTAACAATCCGTTTTTCAATGCGTTAGGTGGCGGACAGATGCCTGGGCCGATGAGCGGCTTTCCCCAGCTGTTACAGCAGTTCAAGCAGTTCAAGGCAAGTTTTAAAGGCGACCCAAAAGCGGAAGTAGAGAAAATGCTGCAAAGCGGCAAAATCTCACAAGACCAATTGAACAAGATACAGTCAATGGCGAACCAATTTCAGGGGCTTTTCAAGTAATCAAAATCGTGGCCACGGTTTGATATAAATATTTTTTCAAAAGGAGTGATACTATGTCTCTTTCCTCTGACGGCACCATGCTGACTATGCCTGTGGCTCCTGCCAACACCGGCAACGGTAACGGCTTCGGCTGGGGCGGCGATGGCGCGTGGTGGATCGTGCTGTTCCTCATTTTCGCCGCGTTTGGCGGCTGGGGTAACGGCTTCGGCTTCGGTGGCGGCGGCAACGGCGTGATGGACGGTTATGTTCTGACCTCTGATTTTGCCAATGTCGAGCGCAAGATCGACAGTGTAAATCAGGGACTTTGCGACGGATTTTACCAGCAGGCGCAGCTTGTCAACGGCACCAACATGGCGATGGCAAACGGCTTTGCACAGGCCGAGCTTTCCCGCAGCAACCAGCAGGCGGCGCTCATGCAGCAGCTCACCGGCATGCAGATGCAGAACCAGGAGTGCTGCTGCGAGAACCGGGCGGCTATCGCCCAGGTGCGGTACGACATGGCGACGCAGGCTTGCGATACCCGCAACACCGTGCAGAACACGACGCGGGACATCATTGATGCAATGAACTGCGGCTTCCGTAGCATCGATCAGCGTCTCACTGCGCAGGAGATCGCTGCGAAGGACGCGAAGATTGCTGAACAGAACCAGCGTCTTTTTGCTGCTGACCTCGCGGCCTCTCAGTCTGCTCAGACGCTTGATATGCGCAACTATGTTAGCGCACAGTTCGCGTATTACAATCCGCGCCCCGTTCCTTCGTTCAGCGTCCCTGCTCCATACCAGTACACCGGATGCGGCAATCAGTACAACTGCAATGGCTGCGGATGCTGACAACTGCATAGCATAGCTTTTTCCCCACATGGGGAAAATGGTCAGCCCCGTGCTGATACTGATACCAACGCGGCGGGGCAATAGCTCCGCCGCTTATTTTAACTGAGAAAGGAATGATTTTAATGGCAGAATTTACTTCTGCGGCAATTCAGACCGTTGCTGCTGGGCAGAACGTTCCCCTGACGGAAACTGCGGTCAACAACAAGCCGTGTATCGTGCATCGAGCCGGAGCAGGCATCGTAACTTTGCGCGGGTTGACAAACCAGTGCAAGGCACGTTTTCGCGTGGCTTTTGGCGGCAACATCGCTATCCCTACCGGCGGCACGGTGGGAGCTATTACCGCCGCGCTGGCTATCAACGGTGAACCGCTGACCAGTGCCGTGGCGACCGTTACACCCGCCGCCGTGGAAAACTATTTCAACATTTATGTCAGCGCCATTGTGGAGGTGCCGAAGGGCTGTTGCCTGACTGTGGCTATGGAGAACACCAGCACACAGGCAATCAATTTCGCTAACTCCAACTTGACCGTTGACCGCGTAAGCTGAAAGGAGTAAACTATGAGTATGAAAGCAATGTACGATTTGCGCGATATGCTTTGCAAGGAGCTTGACGAGATCGCCCACAAAGGCGAACTTGGCGCAGGTGATTTGGACATCGCGCATAAGCTGGTAAGCACCATCAAGAACATCGACAAAATTGGTCTGATGGAAGATGAAGGGTACAGCCGTGACGGCGATTATTCCCAGCGGCGTTACTCCCGCGACGGCGACTATTCCCAGCGCAGGTATTCCCGCGACAGCTACGGCGGCGGCAGCTCCTACGCACGGCGTGGCACCCATTATGTGCGCGGCCATTATAGCCGCGACGGCGCAAAAGATGACATGAAGCGCCAGCTGCAAGAGATGCTGGACAATGCGGATGATGATACTATCCGCAACGCCATTCAGCGGTGCATGGATGCCGTGGAGGGCTGAGAGGGGGTAGTTCCCCTTGATCGACGAAAAGGAACTTAAAGCCTGGATAGCCAGACTGGAAACGGAACAGTCAAGCTGGCCGAATTACGAGAAGTTGGCCGCGCTGTACATTATACAAAACCAGCACGAAGGGCAGAGAACCCCTGCACCGGTGGCTATGTATTCCAGCGCACCGGCTCCTGATGTGGTAGACGGTGACAGTGACTTTATGCAAGCGGTATCATCCCGCGCGCCGGAACAGGCGTGGGCCATAGTGGACGAGTTGATGGATGCGCTGAAAGTAACCAATGCGCGAATGTATGATAACGTGATGCGAAAGATGCGAGGATAAAGTATCCCCCGCCTGTTTTGGCGGGGGATATTCTTGTGTACTTAGTTTTCTGTAACCTAA